CTCCAAACGCATTGGCCGAACATGCTACGTGGCGACGTGCCTGCATCCAAGATATGTTTGCAGTCCATCGGGGACATGCGCCAACTGATGGGTGTGGATATGCCTGCACGTGTCGAACACAGCGGGCCAGATGGTAGCCCGATCCAACATGAGGTGGTGACGATAGACATTGGCGACATTACCGAAGCCCTCAGGACATTACAGGATGCTGGGGCAATCAGGGTGGAGTCCAATGGACACCATCCACCTGCCTTGGACGCAGTACATACCCCATAAACCAACGCCCAAACAACTGGCCTTCCTGCTATTGGAGATCTCAGAGGCGTTGTACGGTGGTGCGGCTGGTGGTGGCAAGTCCGATGCGTTGCTGATGTCCGCGTTGCAATACGTGGATCAGCCTGGCTATGCGGCGTTGCTACTGCGTCGGTCCTACACTGACCTGGCATTACCTGGCGCATTGATGGACAGGGCCAAGGAATGGCTGATGCCTACGGATGCCAAGTGGCGTGAGTCCTCCAAGACGTGGACGTTCCCATCAGGTGCCACGTTGACCTTCGGATACCTTGAACACGTGGGCGATGAATACCGATACCAATCCACAGAGTTCCAGTTCATTGGATTCGACGAGTTGACGCAGTTTGAGCAATCGCATTACAGGTATATGTTCTCGCGTTTACGCCGACGCGTGGATGGTGCAGTCCCACTCAGGATGCGGTCGGCGTCGAACCCTGGTGGCATTGGGCACGAATGGGTAAGGGGTCGATTCATAGATGCAGACGTGGACAATGACGCCCGTGTGTTCATTCCTGCACGTCTACCGGATAACCCACACTTAGATCAGGACGCATACGTGCAATCCCTTGACCAACTGGATCCAGTCACACGGAGGCAGTTGCTGGAGGGCGATTGGACAGCGCGACAGCCTGGCAATCTCTTTCAGCGCGAATGGTTCCCGGTGGTGGAGGATGTGCCGGTATTCATCAATAAGTCTGTACGCTACTGGGATTTGGCGGCTACTCCGAAACGTCCTGGCTCTGATCCGGACTATACAGCGGGCGTGCGCGTGGACTATGCCAACGATGGGCTCTATTACGTGGTGGACGTTCAGCGGATGCGTGGAACGCCGGGCGATGTGGAGAAAAGGATCGCGCAGACTGCCGCGGTCGATGGTACGAAAACGCAGATCGTGATTGAACAGGAACCCGGTGCGTCAGGGGTGAACACCATTTACCATTACGTGACCAGGGTGTTGGCGGACTACACGGTACATGGACAACGGGCCACGGGATCGAAGTTGGAACGTGCTGGACCGACGAGTAGCCAGGCCGAGGTGGGGAACATCCGCCTGTTGCGTGGGCCATGGGTAGGCACGTTCCTCGACGAACTGGAGGCGTTTCCATACGGAGGCCATGACGACCAAGTGGATGCCCTGTCCGGTTCGATGATGCGGTTGAGATCGACACACAACGTGGAACCATTGGTGCATCATCTGGTGGGCGCACGACATATCGCACCAGGCCAGAACCCCTTGGGACTCGACCCGGACAACCCGATCTACTGGGACGACGACAGATGAATGAGAATCTCCGATATGACTTGCGCGACTCCAAGATTCTCCGAGTTTCTAGGGGTTCCGTGAGACAACACGACGTGACTCATGGAACCCCTGGCGACTCAGAGGTTCCGCGAGTTTCCATGAGTTTCTTGGGGCGACTCAGTGGAACTCGGGCCGACTCATGGGAACTCATGCGACTCAAGGGTTCCATGAGTATCGTGGGGCGACTCAAGAAATACCAACGTGACTCAGGCCAATCCAGAGAAACTCATATCTTGATTGAGTCAGGTGGAGTATGAAGGTGCATACAGCGGGGCATCCGATGGAACTGGACGACCGGGAGATCATGTATTGCGATGGATTGGAGGACGCGTTTGTTGGGCTGTCCATGCGATTCAACGATGGGCCATTGGCAACGTATGACATCGAGAAGATCGTCCGCATCCTGATGGAACGCGATGGCATGGACGAGGACGATGCGCGGGAGTTTTACGAGGTCAACATAGTAGGCGCGTGGGTTGGCGACCGCACGCCAATATTCATCACGTTAATCGACGGAGGTTGCAATGGTATTGCGTGCTAATGGCATCGACCCAGTGACGGAATCGCTGATGCAATGGATCCAACAACAGGCGGAGGACCGACGTGATGATTACGATCTGACGCGGAGGTATTACGACGGCGACCACGATACAGCAGTCACGGACAGGCTCAAGAAGTTCCTACCTCCACGGTTACAGTTCCGCGACAACTTTATGAACGTCGTGGTGGACAGCCTGGCTGAACGTCTGAAGGTGATTGGGTTCGATACGGAGGACGAGACATTCGCCGAGTGGTCGTGGAACCTGTGGCAACGGAATCGCATGGACTACACGCAGGTCGTCGTCCACACCGAGGCTGTGATGCTGGGTGATAGTTACCTGCTATGCGACTGGGATGCGGTGAATGAACGACCACGGTGGACACACCAGATGCCCGAAATGATGATCCCGCATTACAGCGAAACCACACGTCAGATCGACTGGGTGTCCAAGAAGTGGATACAGCATCCACGCATCGGCGACGATCCCGTGACGCGGCTTAATCTTTATTACGACGACCGCGTGGAGAAATACGTGGCGCGTGGTGGTGTGTGGGCCAAGTTCCAAGATGATGTCGATGCTGAGTGGCCTGTCCCCTGGACCGACGGATCGGGCGAACCTATTGGTGTGCCCATCATCCATTTCCGCAATCGTCCGATGGGTGGTGACTTCGGCCAATCGGAGATCTTGAACGTCATTCCAATGCAGGACTTATTAAACAAATCGTTGATTGATCTGACGATGATACTGGATACGTTGGCGTTTCCGCAGAGGTACACGTTGAACGTCAATCATGGGTCGAGTCGATTGGACATCATGCCGGGATCCGTGGCGGAGTTCCATTCGGAATACGACGGAGGACAGGTGGGCCAGTGGAACGCCGCGTCCGTGGAAGGCCCGCTGAAAGCCATCGAGAGTCTCGTTCAGCACATCGCAGGCACGTCGAGGACGCCACAACATCTGTTCCAGATCATGGGTGGTGTGCCATCGGGTGAGGCATTGAAAACGGCGGAATCGGGATTGGTGAATAAGGCCAAACAAAGGATGGTCAATTTCGGCAATTCCTGGGAGGACTGTCTGATGATGGCGCACCGCATCCAATCCGCTTTCGGATCGGGCGTGGTGGCGGATGATGCGGATGCAATGGTCGAGACTACGTGGGACGATCCCGAGACACGGAACGAACAATCCCACATGGAAGTCCTGAAGGCGAAGGTGGAACTGGGCGTATCCAAACACCAGATCTTCAGGGAAATGGGATATACGCAGGAACAGATAGACCAGATGGATGTCGATGGAATGTCCGAACGCCAGAACGAAACCAACATCGGCGCGGAGATCCTAAGGTCGTTCAATCAAGGGCAGGTGTAGATGTCCGGTCCATCAGACGCGCAAAAGGCGGTTGAGACATTCCGGGCACGCGTCAAGACGTTGGAGACACGTGCCACGATGGATGTCATTAGTGCATACCGTCCTGTCTACACCAGACTGCAACGCGACACCCGTGCGTTGATGGTGATTGCCCAGGAACGTGGATTGAAACCCTGGCAGGTCATGCGGATGCAACGCCTGCGTGATCTGGAACGTCAATACCTAAAGAACATCAGCGCGTTTGCGGACACCGTGGGTGATTCGCTGACAGGACACCAACGGGCGGCGGTCGGTTTGGCCCGTGATGCGACACGTCAGACCGTCACGCAAGGTATCCCCAATGGCGTCACGATGGCGAACCTGGCGAACATCGGACTGGGGTGGAACGAACTACCAGACGACGCGTTCCAGAGTTTTGTTGGCATCGCTGGTGATGGTGCGCCATTGGGCGACCTGCTACGTGATTCCGTGGTTGGCGATGTGCCAGGTGTTAAAGATGCGATAGGCGAGGGGATCGCGTTGGGCAAGGGGCCACGGGAGACTGCTGAGTTGGTGCGAGTCGCTGGTGGGATGCCGTTGGCGCGGGCGTTGGTAATCACTAGGACCGAAACCAATCGGGCATATCGTGAGGCCACGCGCCTGCAATACGCTAACAATTCCCAGGTGGTCAAAGGCTATCGGCGGATGTGCGCCAAGGACGATGTGACGTGTTTGGCGTGTATAGCGTTGGATGGCGAACTGTATGCCCTGGACGAACCATTGAACGAACATCCAAACGGTCGCTGTGCGTTGGTGCCAGAGGTGTTGGATTATCACGATCTGGGTTTGGACATACCGGAGACTCCACGTCCGCAGAACGCACGCGATTGGTTATCAGATCAGTCGTCAGATCTCCAGCGTCAGGTGTTGGGTGGTGCGAGGTATGACGCATGGAAGGCGGGAGAGATACAACTGAATCAGTTGGCGACCGTCCAACGGAATCGTGTATGGGGTGACACGGCAGTTGTCCGCCCGATCCGAGATCTCAAGACGGCATCAGGAACACCCGTCCGCCAGGTTGGTGCGCCACCATCGGCGTTGAGGCGTCCACCAACACCACGCGCACCACGGGCCGCACCTGATGGCGACCTGGTGGACCCACAGACTAACCTGCCGGTCCGGGGTACACGTACCGCACCACCGGACATCGACGACATGGATGCTTTGGGCCAGGCGTTTGGTTCGCAAAAGCCATTGGAATATGAGGTCATTGGGAGGCGCACCGAGTTCCTCGATTCCAACACGATGTGGTTCAACAGGCCCACAGGTCTGAACGACATGGATGGTGGTTCATTGGTGGCGCGGATGATAGGCGAACAGGAAGCGTGGGCGCGTGCAGTTGGTGGTGCAGTCGAGGCGAACTATTCCGGGCTGTCACTCAAGGCCGCACACGACGTTAATCTGGCGATTGAACGCACCATCCTCCGTCACAAGATGCGCCCGCTGGACCGAATATCCACTGGCCCAGTAAATGCTGAACATCCATTTGGATCGACTACCAAGGCATACCAAATCGGCGGCAACGTCCACATCAATCTGGAAATGACGACGAATGGATCCATCCGTGGATGGTCACAGGTGGCACAAAAATCAAATCGGCGGACGCAAGATATCTTGGCGAACGCACGCCAGGAATTAACGGTGATGGAGGCGGACATCGCATCCAAGAGGGCGGTCGTTCAAGGCGACATCGAAAGGCGTCGCGCACTCATGGAACGCAATCGCGGATCGTGGTCGCCAGAGGAAATGGCGAGACAACAGGACGCACTAGATTGGGACCTGCGGATATTGGGCAACAGAGAATCCGAATGGAAACAGATGATTAAGGATCACAAGAAAACGATGGAGGATGTCCGGTCCAACCAATGGAGTATATCCAGCCACACTGAAGATCTGGGGATCAATTCGCCTACGCTCCACAATACGGTAGTCCATGAGATCGGACACTTCGCACACCGTCGTTATGGGATGTTCGATGATGTGTCCAACAAGATCGTCGCCACGAAAAGAAAGAAATATGAGTACGTGACGCGAATCAATAAACGCACGGGCAAACCTTACACAGCCAAGAAGTGGGCAGGACGATATGAGCCTCAGAAGGACGCGGGCAAGATCAGCGAATATGCGACGACCAATCATGCCGAATATTTTGCCGAGGCATGGGCGGATTACCACATCAACAATGGCGCAGGAATTACGAAAAAGATGCGCGAGTTCATCGAGGAAGTGATTGAGGCCAACGCACATTTCCCGGATCAAGTGCTTACAGATCCATTCACAGCCAACTTAGGAATACTTAATAGAGTCCGCAAACAGGGTGGCGCAGGTTTATAAATGGCAATGATTCAGGAACCAATATTTGGTAATTCGACGCAGTGCATATCGTGTTTCTGGTATGTAGGGCGAATATCAGATGGTGTCGCCTGCTATGCGTTCCCAACTGGGATTCCACCGGACATCATCGAGGGCAGATTTGACCATCGTGAACCATATCCCGACGACGCTGGAATCCTATGGCGTGAGGATCCGGGATGGGCTAGACCAATCGAATCGGAGGAATCGGAATGATTGCACAATGGGTGACAGGCGAAACCAGGCAGGTGATACGCCACAGGCGCGGTGTGGTGTGGTGTCCGTTCTGCGACCGCAGTCGGATGGACACAGGACCGGAAATGATGTGCGACGGATGCAACGCCGTATTCAAGGACGATGCCGCGGAACCTATCCAAGAATCACCACCACGTCGCAGGCGTCGGGCGACCAATGGCGACACGGAGGCGACAAACGGCGACAACGGATCCACGGAAGAAACGCCAGAAGAAGTTTCCGAGGAACCAACGGATCCCGATCCGGAATAACTCATGGAATGTTATCGGTGTATGTCCGCCGAATTGGTGCTGGCACCACTGTGGCCCGCTGAACGTGAGTCCTACAAACACGCAGGCATCATCCTGCGGTTATGTATGAATTGCGGCCTGGAACAGAATCACAGTGGACACGACGAGCCATTGACCGCACGCCAGGCATCATTGGAAGCACCGGACGCACGGCCTGATCTCTAAGATCGGTCATGCCTCAGATCTCGATTATAGGCGCGGTGCTGTTTGGTGCGGTCCGCTGAACTCATTTGTGATCCGGACTTACTCATAAAAACGGAGGTGGAATAATGCCCAACAAGAACGGGAGTGGTGGCACGGCTAGACGCGTGAACCGTGGACTGGGATACAAACCCAAGGGACGCGTCAAACCAGGTCGTCCGAAGGACAAGCGACTGCGGGAGAATAAGTCGAACAAATCCGCCTAGCACGCCAAAGATTTTTTATGTTAGAACCAATTTACCGGGAACCCACCGGGCATCAACGGGGAGGAATCATGGTCACAGAAAACACGGATCAGCCCACGGAAGATGTAGCGCAGGCCCAGCCAGCCGAGGTTGAAACGACCACGGCGGAGCCATCCACCACGCCTGTCCAGTTCACAACAGAACAACAGACGCAGATAAACAGGATGATGGCCCAGACCAAACGCGAGACACGCCAACAGTTCGCAGATTACAGCGACCTGAAAACACGTGCCGCACGTGCGGACGAACTGGAACAGGAAAAGTTGACCGACACGGAAAAGATGGAAGCAAGGGCAGTCGAGGCGGAACGTAAAGTCGCCGACGCCCAACAGCAGATCGCATCCGCGATGATTGCCTCCGAGGTCAAGATACGCGCCAGCGCAATGGGCATCGTGGATCCTGATGCGGCGTTCCTACTGCTGGACCGGACAAATGTTCGGTACGACGCCGATGGTGGTGTCAGTGGAGTGGACGACGCATTGACCAATCTCATCGAGGCCAAACCATATCTGAGGTCGAACAACAGGACGCCGAATATCAATCCAGAATCGGGACAACCTGTTGCACCCGTGAGACTGACGACGCAACAACGTGAGGCGGCAGGCTACATGGGTTTGACCGACGAGGAATACGCGCAAGGACTTTAATTTCTGATCTGCGGATAGAACGCATAAGGAGAAAATATCATGGCCGCAAATGGTTTTGAATGGCGATACAACGTGTCTGGTGGACGCCCGTTGATCCTCACTTTCTTAATGAAAGATAGTGAGACTTTCACACGTGGCGACATGATGAACATCGAATCCGGTGAGGTCGATCTGCTTGCTACTGGCGACGTTGCCGCCGCTGGTGTGTTCGTCGGTCCAGAGAATCCCAACGACGCAGTGGACGGGAAACCGGGCACTGTCAGTGGGACGGACTCGACCACCATCGTCAAGGTGATTGTCAATCCCGACGCTGTGTATGCCGACCCCAACGACACCAACGCACGACTGGCTGGCGCGTTGCTCGATGTATCAGGATCGACAGGCGCACAGACTATCGCCGCCGCATCCAACAACGAGTTCGTGGTGGTGGAAAGGAAACGCCAGTCCTCAGACGAGACTCGCGT